CGGGTCAAGAATGGCCTGTAAACTTTGGAGCGTTAACAAATGCTAAAAGAACTAAGTGCGGCAGAGCCGAGTAATAATCCTAATGAATACCCAGTCTATCCCGAAGATGACGGATATGATAGACCTAAAAACCCGTATAGTCCGGTTTAAAGTTTTGTGTAAACAAAATACAATCTATTATTTGCGTCTTTCTTAAACGTATCAAGTTTAAGATTATACTTCTCGGCAAACTCATTTACGATTTCAAAACTCCAGGGAAATATGTCAACATATGGTCCTGTTTTATGAGTGATGCCTGGATTAGCACGTAAATAGAATTTACCACCCTTCTTTAACAAGTTAACGCAATGTGCAAATCTTGCTTCAATTTCATCTTTGCTATTAAAATTGATTGAACCTAACGCCAGAATTACATCATGTGATTCTGGTTTTACTTTGTATTCTAGTATATCAACTTCATAATCAGCTTGATTATTGTACGGATCTATTCCAATTAAATTCTGAATACGACCTTTGAATGGATGATAACCACATCCAACATCAAGTACTTTTTCTGGATTTAACTTATTAACCTCATCGGCAAGTTCCCATCCAGTATGTTCATAGTCACCTGTGCGTGGTTTCCAAATTTCACTGAAAAATCTAAGAATATATCGTTCACTTAAATCATCTACTATATTACGTAAAGTCCCTACATAATCACATGGTAAACTTAATTCTAATTCTACTGCATCTTTGAACTTGCGATAACGTGCAGGAGTCCAAGGTAAGTCTTGCACAATAGTGTTTTCATCAATAGAAATTTTAGAGTACTTGGGTAAATTAAACGCAAGTTGTAAATTTTCTTTGACTACCTTAAAAATTTTTGTATTCATGTAATTTTTTCTAGATTTTATGAAATTTTATTCAAAATGGAATAAATATTCTGTCATCATATTTATATTAGGAGAAACGATGAAGAAACTTTTATGCATACTAGCACTTATTCCTGCACTATCATTTGCATGGCAACCAACAAAACCTATCACTGTTATATTCCCAAATGGTCCGGGGGCGGGCAATGAGATATCATTCTTTTTTGTTGCTGATATTGTAGAAAAGAAAACAGGTGTTACCTTTACAAGAGAACATAGACCTGGCGCAGACGGTAATATCGCAATGAATCATTTTGCTACAGTTCCTAATGATGGACATACTATTGCAGTTCCTGCTTGTAATAGTCAATGGATTACTGCTGATGTATGGTACTCACAGATGTTAAAATACAATGTATATGATTTTGAACCAGTAGCAAACATAGCACGTAGTCCATTAGCATTTTGGGCACATCCCGAAAGTAAAGTCAACACTCCTGAAGATTTGATTAGAGAAATACGTGAAAAGAAACGTCCTATTAATTTTGCTATCGGTGGAGGTGGACATAAATTAGCAGTAGAATATTTAACTACAAAACTAAATGTACCCGGTGGTGATAGAGTTCAGACAATTATGTACAAAGGTCCTGCACAAGCATTGATGGACACAATGGGAGGTCATACTGAGTTTTCTGTTACACCAGTGGGAGTAGGATATCCCCACGTTAAAGCAGGCAAGTTAAAATTGATTGGATTAGCAAGCGAAGTACCACTAAAAGGTTTAGAGTCTGCTCCATTAATGAGTAAGTATGCCCCAGGATTAAATTTATATGGTTGCTGGAACTTAGTACTACCTAAAGGAACATCCGCTGAGATACAAAAATGGTACCATGATAATTTTGTACCTGCTATTCGTAGTAAAGAAGCAAAAGAAAAATTTGACGAGAACTTAATGTTCATAACTACTAAAGAACATTCTCCAGAAGGTGTCCGTGCTAGTATGGTACTATTAAGTAGAGATTGGATTAACATAGCAAAGAAGATTAAACCTGAATGAAATATATTTTTGTAGCCGGAGCTCCGGGTAGTAAGTGGAGCAGTGTAGTAAAGAACATTTATTATAGTCCCAATATTGATCGTAGTGATTACAGTGACAATAGAACATATTACCATGATGCTAGTGGTGAAATGGATTTGATGCATTTAGGTGCATACTTTGACCCTGGTATGGAGTTTGGAAAATACTTTCACAGATTGTCTATGTACGATCATTATGAATGCGAAACAGATTTTGATGCGCCGTTTTCAGGGGAAGGAGTTCGTATTATAAAAAGTCATGTATTTGCTAATCATATTGACTATATTAAGCAAACATGGCCTGATTGTCCTATCATTTTAGTACATCGACCTGATGATGCCTGTTTAGGTTGGTGGGTTAAATGTGGTCATTTTAATATAACATACCCTGATTACTCTGAATACTATCAGAACTTAAAAGTTATGTCTGAAAAGATTAAAGAACAAAATCAGGGCATTATTAAAGCAATGTATAAGTATTCGGGACGCACTCCAATAACTAATCAGGTGCTGTGTAACATGCTAAATATAGAATTGCCACCTAGTGAGTATTACCAAGACTACGGTGCATCAGATATAAGGGTAACAGTAATATGATAAGCAGTTGGGATGAGACAAAAACAAAAAGTAAATATCACTTTAATGTTGATAAAATTGACCCTAATTATGATACAGTAGTTAAGATGGGAAAATTTACATATGACTTTAGTGAAGAAGTTGCAAAGATTGTTAAAAATGCAAAGCCTGCAACATGGGCAACTAGAGGATATAAAGGTAAAGGAGTTGAAATTCCCAATGACGATTTAAAAGCAGAAGAATATGATTTAGTTAGATCAGGTGTTAATCCTAACATGGTCATTACACATCTTAACTGGGACTTGCCACCGATGTTACAACAGATAAGTGATTTGTTTGGATTAAAAGATTGCATGAATCGTGTACATGTACAGATGCCCGGAGAAGTATGGAATCTTCATTTAGATAAACTACATAAATGGAATCCAGATAATCCTTATACAGTTAAAAGAATAATGGTACATTTAACTGATTGGCAACCGGGACACTTTTGGAGTTATGGAAACTATACACACCAGGGCTGGAAAGCAGGTGAAATAACTACATTTGATTGGCACAATGTACCTCATAGTACAGCAAATGCTGGACACACTCCCAGAGTTACATTTCAAATGACCGGAGTAGTGACAGAAAAATATAATGATTTTACTGCTAGACTAAAAAGATTCGGAACTCATGTATTAAAATATGATGATTCTGTAATTTAATATCACCTTAGGACCGCAATTCGTTGCGTAGGTGGGCCGGCTGCTGGCCTGACGTACCAATTCGCTACTGGGAAATCTAAAGTGAGCATTTTTTGATAAATAGTACATAAAGGACATTTATTATGCAACAACATATCTATACATCATCAAAAGGCGAGAATTTTCTTTCATGGCACGAATGGGCCTTAACAACGTTAAATGAAGAAGATTTAGCAGTTTATATTGAACCTATCCCTGAAGGTGAAATAATGTCAGAAGGCAAATTAGCACTATACAGTCGTTGGGTACAAGAAGAAAAAATTATCTCCCATAATGTTATGGAAGACGGTGTTTTGGTAATGGAACATGATATCTAAACAGTTCATTACAGAATCAGCCGCATTAGACTTAGCAAAGAAGTTACCTTCTTTAGAAAAACACGACTATGATACCATTGATAGATTAATGCGAAACATTGCAAGTAAGCATAGAATCAAGGCTGACGCACTACATGATCTATTTGTAAAAAAATATCACAAAACACCAGATAACTGGATCAAAAGTAAACTAGATGAAGATGACCGAGAAGATTTGAATGATAATCCAATCATGCAAAAATTTATCAAATGGTCAGCCGATAAACTTAATTTAGAAACATTTCCAGAAATTGAATTTAGTTATAGTACTGAAGAGGCACAAGCTGGACATCATACTGGTAGACATACAGTAGGTGAAAATAAGATTTGGGTTTATGTAAGAAATAGAAATATGGTTGATATTATGCGTACCGTATTCCATGAATTAGTCCATTGCCGTCAAGGTGAAAAAGATATGATTAAGCCCGGAGACAGCTATCCAGGTAGCCCAATTGAGATGGAAGCAGATCAACTTGCGGGCAAATACATAAAAATATTTGGCAAAGAACATCCAGAAATCTTTGAATAAATAACATTCTGTGTTATCATACACAGATGATTCATCTACTTTTTCCGTTACCAAAAGAGTTAATTGTCGCATTTAGCGGCGGTGTGGATAGTACCGCTATCGTAGATTTTTTAAGTAACAAACACAAAGTAACATGTGCCTTCTTTCATCACGGCACTGAAAATAGCGAACGTGCATTTGAATTTGTTGCAAGGTTTTGCACTGAACGTGAATTACCTCTAATAGTAGGCTTTATTAAAAACAGTAAATCAAAAGAATTAAGTACCGAAGAACATTGGCGTAATGAACGCTATGAATTTTTAAATAGCTTTGGTGATGGTCTAGGTCCTATTGTAACAGGACATCATTTAGATGATTGTGTTGAAACATATATCTGGTCAGCATTGCACGGTAAACCCAAAGTAATCCCTTGCGCTAGAAATAATGTTATCCGACCATTTTTAACTACAACTAAACATGAATTTGTTAATTGGTGTGAGCGTAAAAATATTGAATGGTGCCATGATAACAGCAACGATGACGACCATTACACTAGACATTATGTTCGAAAACATTTAGTGCCACATGCATTACATGTTAATCCAGGTCTACGTACAACGGTTAAAAAGATTGTTGAACGTCAGCAAAATGTTTGACTTTTCTACACAGTCAATATATACTAACTACTTTACAAGGAGAATCTATGTCTGATTATAATCGCACCTTTAATGGTGATGCAAAAATTAAGTTAACACAACTCATCAATGAGGGTATGTCAACATTACATGAAATTGATACGTTGAACGGTGGATTGAATGATACCATCAAAGCAATCGCAGAAGAATTGGAAATCAAGGCTTCAACATTGAAGAAAGCAATTAAGATTGCACACAAAGCAAGTTTAGGTCA